GGCATGTAGATTGCACGTTTGTGCTAAAAATTTTGAGGCAGAATTTGATGATGATTAGTAAAGAATTGTTTGCGTAATGCCTGCTGGTAGACCGACTAAACCGACTGAGGTTAAACGTAAATTAGGTAATCCGGGTGGCCGTCCATTGCCTGATAGTGAGATGGTGCAATACTTGCCGGCTGCGATTAGTGTGCCGGAACCTGCGAGACCTTTGCTCAATTCTGGTCGTGAGTTTTGGGATAAAGTTTGGGGTGCAGGTTTAAGTTGGGTGAGTCCTAACACTGATGCTGAGTTGTTGTTGATGACTTGTGAACTTGTTGATGAACGTGCTGACTTGAGGATTAAGGTTATGCAAAATGGTGACTGGCGTGAGCGTCGTGCGTTGCGTGAGATTGATAGTCGTATTATTAGTAATTTGTCGTTGCTTGGTTTTACACCTGCGGATAGGTCTCGTCTTGGTGTTGCTGAGGTTAAGGCGATTAGCAAAATGGAAGCGTTGAAGCGTAGGGCAGATGAGCGAAGTAAATAAAAGTTGGCCTCCGGCTTGGGTGACGCCAACAAACTTAGAGTTTGGTTCTAAGGGTGCGGACGCTGTTGATTTTATTAATACGTTTGTGACTTTAACTAAAGACTCTATTGCTGGCAGTGCAGGTCAACCGATTGAGTTGCGTGGTTGGCAAGAGCGTTTGCTTGAGGAGACTTTGGAACTTGATGAGCAGGGTTTGTTTAAGCGACGCACTGCCGTTTGGGGCATGGCTAGGAAAAACGGGAAGTCCGCTTTAGTCACCGGTATGGGACTCTGGTTTTTGATTAATGGTGATGAGGGTGGTGAGGTTTATAGTTGTGCGGCAGAAAAAGAGCAGGCACGTATTACGTTTGGTGATGCACGCAAAATTATTGAGCGTGAGCCTGAGTTGGCTGCGATGTGCAACATTTATCGTGACGTTATTGAGGTGCCGTCTACTGGGAGTATTTGGCGTGTGCTTAGTGCGGAGGCTTATTCTAAGGAAGGTTTAAATCCTAGTGCCGTAATCTTTGATGAGATACATGCTTTGGGTGACCGCAAAATGTGGGACGTAATGCAATTGGCGATGGCGTCACGTAGACAACCGATGATGTTGGCGACTACTACTTGTGGTGTTAGGTCTGATGCGTCCGGTCAAGATAGCACCGCATACCAGTTGTATCAGTATGGGCAAAAAATTGCACGTGGTGAAGTTGATGACCCTAGTTTTTATATGGCTTGGTGGGAGGCACCTTTAGATGCAGACCATCGCCTTGAGTCAACTTGGATTGCCGCTAATCCGGGTTATGGTGATTTAAATAGTGCGGCCGATTTTGAGTCTATGGTTAAGCGAACACCTGAACCTGAGTTTAGGACTAAGCGTTGTAATCAGTGGGTGAGTTCTAAAAATGCGTGGTTGCCGGCTGGTGTTTGGGATACGTTGCAGTCTGATGTAACTGTTGGCGATGACGTTGATGTTGTGTTGGGTGTGGACGGCTCTTTTAATGGAGATACTACGGCGATTGTTGCGGTCACTGTTCCTAAATCTGCGGACGATAAACCGCACGTGTTTTTAGTTAAGGCTTGGGAGAAGCAACCCGACGATGCGGACGATTGGCGTGTTGATACGTTGGAGGTTGAGCAGACCATTATTGATTTTTGCCAGTCGTTTAGAAACGTTAAAGAGATTGCGTTTGACCCTTTTAGGTGGCAGCGAAGTATGGCGGTGTTGCAGGATTTGGGTTTGCCTGTTGTTGAGTGGCCGTCCACGTCTCCTCGTCGTATGATACCGGCAACGCAAAAAGTGTTTGACTCTGTTACTGAGGGTAAGTTGACTCATAATGGTGACCCGCTACTTGCAAGACATATTGATAACTGTATGTTGAAGGTAGACAATATGGGTGCAAGAATTGTTAAAGAGTCACGTGCTAGTAATAGGCGTATTGACGCTGCGGTTGCTTTTGTTATTGCTTATGACCGAGCGACTAGTAAACTAGAAAGTGATATCGTCCCTGAGTTTTATGTATTTTAAGGATTAGTTTGCTAACTACGTTTTTGCAGGCATTAGGCATAACAGTTATTTCTGTTGGTGTTGGTTTAATTTTTGTTCCGGCTGGTTTGATTGTTGCGGGGTTGGGCGTCTTGTTGTTTGGTTTGGCTTTAGAGAGAAGCGGTAAGTAATGCTAGGTAATTTGCGTGGCGAAACTAGGGGCATAAGTTTTCAAAGTATTTGGGGTGCAGGGGACATTACGTCTTATGAGACTCAGTCATCTGCGTATGTTGATTATCAGACTTCTCTAACTGTTAACGCTGTTTGGGCTTGTGTGTCTTTGATTAGCGATACTATCTCTGCGTTGCCTGTTGATACTTACGTTAGACGTGATGGTATTGCTTATCCTTATCGTCCGAGACCTGTTTGGGTTGCTAAGCCTGATGCGATGATACCGAGCGTAGCGTTTTGGCAGCAGTGTATGACTAGCATTTTGCTTGATGGTAACGCTTTTATTCGTTTGTTTAAAAATCCTAAGGGCGAGATTTTGAGCATGATGGTGCTTAACCCTCAGGCTGTAACTGTTTCACGTAACGCTATGGGTCAAAAACTTTTTGTCTATACAGGCGAGGAGGGTAAGACTCTTACTTCTGACGACATGTTGCATATTGCAGGTAGCATGTTGCTGCCGGGTGAACTGCGTGGTAAGTCTCCGATTGAAACTCTTAAAGAAAACATTGGACTTGCAATTAGCCTTGAGGGTTTTGCGGCACGTTTCTTTGGGCAGGGAACTTTGACGCAGGGTGTTATTGAGTATCCGGGTGCGTTGACTGCTGAGCAGGCTGAAAATCTTGCACGTAGTTTTGATAGACAACACAAGGGTTATCGTAAGGCTCATAAGACAGGTATCTTGTCTGGTGGTGCAGTGTTTAAGCCGACTACTATTGCTAACGACCAAGCACAAATGCTTGACTCTCGTAGGCTCGCTGTTGAGGACGTTGCACGTGCGTATCGTGTTCCATCGGACATGATTGGTTTAAACAATGGTGGGCAAAGTTACAATAGCGTTGAAATGAAGATGATTGGTTTTGTGACTCACACGTTGAGGCCATACTTGGCGAAACTTGAGGACGCTTTTAGCACGCTGCTACCAGATAATGCGTATCTATCTTTTAACACTGATGACCTGTTACGTGGAGATTATGCTACACGTATTGAGGGTTACAGTAAGTTGCTACAAAATGGTGTGCTTAGCACTAATGAGGTTCGCCGTAAAGAAAACATGCGTCCTATTGATGGTGGCGATGTTGTGCGTGTTCCACTAACTAACGTAAACATTACGGCTGCTGGTTTGACTGAGGACGAGACTAAGGTGGACATGGCTCAGAAACTTATTGCGTTGGGCTTTGTGCCTGAGGACGTTTTGACTGTTCTTGGTTTGCCTAAGATTGGTCATACTGGTTTGCCGACAGTGCAGTTGCAAAATCCTACTACTATCCCTGATGGTAGTTATGAGACAGGCGAGTAATGCCTTATTTTATTGAGCAGGTTGCTGAGGGTTGGAACACTGTTAAAGATGATGGCACTGTTTTGGGTAAACATAAAACTAAGCAACAGGCTATAAATCAAATGGTTGCTGTTAGTTTGGCTGAGGATATTCCTGTTGGTGGCGAATTGAAGCGTGCGGTTGATGCGGGTATGTATAGCCCGCCGGCTGGTGTTGCTATTGCTGCTAGTCGTGCGTTGAAGTGGATTAGTGAGGGTTACGCTGGTTCTGGTTTTACTGCTGTTGGTAGGGCTAGGGCGGTGCAACTTGCGTCTGGTCGTGATGTTTCTGCTGACGTTGTTAATCGTATGATTAGTTATTTTGCTAGACATGAGGTTGATAAACAGGCTACTGGTTTTAATAGTGGTGAAGATAATTATCCGTCTGCTGGTCGTGTTGCTTGGGACGCTTGGGGTGGAGATGCAGGGCAGACTTGGGTTAATGGTTTAAATGATGCGTCACCTACTAGAGCAGTTGATAAAATTAATAATGTTATGTCTGATAATGAAAGTGATACCCGCATGAGCGATGAAATGCCTATGACTAAAGATGAGTTAGTTCACCACGTTGGTGAGTTAAAAGGTGAAGTTTTAGAGTTGGTTGGTAAGTTGGCTAAAACTGTTGAGGACTTGTCTGAACTAGTTGAGTCTATGACTGAGCCTATGGACGTTGTTGAGGAAGTAATACCAGTGGTTGACGTTATGTCTGAGCCTATGGACATGGAGGAGGACTCAGTTCGTTTTGTTGAGCCTACTCAGGTTGCAGAGTTGGCTAAGCGTGGTGAGCGTGTGTCTAAAGGCATTGAGCGTAGACAGGCGTTGCAAGATTTAGAGATACGTGCGGAGGGTGATGGTATGACCTTGCGTGGTTATGCAGCAGTGTTTAACTCTCCGTCTCAGCCGTTGCCTTTTACTGAGACTATTCAGCCGGGTGCTTTTAGTGACTCACTGCGTTCACGTAATGACGTTAAATTACTTTGGAACCATGATACCGGTATCGTTTTGGGTAGCACACGTGCAGGCACACTTAAGTTGACTGAGGACGAGCGTGGTCTATTGGTTGAGGCCTCATTGCCAGATACTCAGGCTGGTCGTGATGCAGCGACTTTGATTAAGCGTGGTGACGTGTCTGCGTTTAGTTTTGGTTTTAGAGTTCCTGCTGGTGGCGACAACTGGCCGTCCGCTAATCAACGTGTCCTAACCCGCATAAACATACATGAGGCAAGTCTTGTTTCGTTTCCTGCGTATACAGGGACTGAGGGAACTGCTAGTGTTAGAGGTATGAGTGATTTGACTTCTAAGATTATGGAACTTGCTGAGTTGCGTGGCATTTCGGCTGACGAACTAACTGACGCTTTGCTTGCTTTAGAGGCAGGTAATGAACTTACTGAGCGTCAAGGTGAACTACTTACAGATACTTTAAATAAGGTTTTGCAAAAAGACCCTGAGGTAACTAACCCTGCCGCTTTGCTAGATTTAAAAAAGAAACAATTAGACTTATTGATGCAAAGAGTGTAAACTAATTTTGTAACCGGATACCCCTTCCTTCTGGTTGCAACTTAAAAAAGATAACTATTCTTTCCCTCCGGCTGTCCTCCGGAGGGTTTTCTTTTATGCGTATAAGTGTGTTGATAGACTTTATTTGTCGGTGCGTTTATCCCCGATTTGTTTGCGTGTATCGCAACTAAAAAAATCCCTTATTTATTTATTTATGTTCTTGAAAGGAACACAACTATGAGCGAATTTATCGCAAAACAGGTTGATGCTAAGGCTAAGGCTTGGCACGAAGCGAAGGAACTGATTGACTCAGTTGAAGCACGTGGCGGCGTATGGTCTGGTGAAGACGAGGCAAAGTATGCTTCTCTAACCGCAGACATTAACAAGCGTAACGAACTAATTGAAATGGAACAGCGTGATGCTGCTACTGCTGAGGCTGTTCAGGCTGCTGCAATTAACTTTGCTGGTGCAACCTCATCAGACAACGAGTCAGACATTTTGCGTAAGATGGTTCTCGGAGAAATTCGTGGACATGAGTTCAGAGCGATTACTGGTTCAAGCACCGGCGCACCAGTGCCAACAAGTTTCTACAACGAAATTGTAAAGGTTGCTCGTCTAGTAAACCCTCTACTTGAGTATGCAACTGTAATCAACACTGCGTCAGGTGAGAACCTACAAATCCCTTCACAGGCTGCGTTCTCAACTGCTACTATCGTTGGTCAGGGTTCAAGTATTGGAACTAGCGAACCTACTTTCAACGCTTTCACAACTCTAGGTGCTTACAAGTTCTCTGCTCTAGCACAACTATCACGTGAACTAATTCTTGACGCTGGTGTAGACATTGTGTCTTTCCTTGCTGACCAGTTCGGTAACGCTTTTGGTTACGCTATTGGCGACAAGATTGTTAACGGAACCGGAACAGTAGAAAATACAGGTTTCCTTGCTCAGGCAGGCACCGGAGTTACCGGTTCAACTGGTGTTGCTGGTGCGTTTACCGCAGACAACGTCATTGACCTTGTTTACTCACTAGATGGTGCTTTGCGTCAGAAGCCAACATTTGCAATGCTTGCAAACTCAACTTCTATCGCAGCACTACGTAAGTTGAAGGACTCATATGGTCAATACCTGTTTGATATTGGAACAGGTCTAGACAAGCGTGACCTAGTGCTTGGTGTGCCAGTTATTGAAACACCTGCAATGCCTTCACCTGCTACCGGTGCTAACTCTCTTGCTGTTGGTGACCTGAAGTCTCTATACATTAGAAACGCAGGCGGCCTACAGGTTGACCGCTCAGACGATTACGCATTTGGTAACGACTTGGCTACATGGAGAGCAACTTGGAGAATTGACTCAGCACTAGTGCAGAAGTCAAACATCAAGAAGTTCAAGGGTGGCGCTAGTTAATTCTGGCTAACCTAATTTAGATTTCACCCCCCTTTTTTGGTGCGTAGGCCAGAATTGGGGGGTGTTTTCTATTATGCTAAAGACATGACTAAATCAACTAAATCTTGTATCTCATGGTATTCAAATTCACTTAATCAACCAACCGGTTATGGCACGCAGTCTAAACAAGTTATACAACGTTTAGTTAAGGCTGGTCATAAGGTTGCGATGATGAGCAACTATGGTGGTGAAGGGGTTAACACGCAGATTGAAACTGGTGCAGGTTTGATACCTCATTACAGTCGTGGTATGACTCAGTATTCTACTGACGTGCTTCCGTTAAATCATGCTCACTGGTCGGCAGAAAACAAAGACCTACCTAATTACATTGTGACCCTATATGACGTGTGGGTGCTAGACAACCCTGCTTTAGATAAATTACCGATTGCGTCTTGGGTTCCTATTGACCATCAGCCGGCACCTGAAAAAGTTTTAACGTGGCTTAAGAAACCTAACGTCACACCTATTGCTATGTCTAAGTTTGGTCAGGCGATGATTGAAAATGCGGGGCTTGAGTCTGAGTATATTCCGCATGCTATTGATACAAAGATTTTTAAGCCGACACCTAAATTACCTGAGGGTATTGATGGTAGAGAGTTTGTTGGCGGTAAAGATAAGTTTGTGGTTGGCATGAACTTTGCTAATAAGGCCGGTGGATTTATTCATCGTAAGGCTGTTGCAGAGAACTTGTTGGCGTTCGCAATTTTTGCTCAAAAGCATGATGACGTTGTTTTGTATTTGCACACTGAGCCGTTTGGTAAACAGTCTGGTTTTGTGTTGCCTAACATTTTGGCTGCGTGTGGTGTGCCTCAAGAAAAAGTTATTTTTGTAGACAACATTGCATATCAGTATGGCATTAGTCAGGAAACGTTAGCGGCTATTTATAGTGCGTGGGACGTTGGTTTGTTTACCAACTATGGAGAAGGATTTGGTATTCCGCAGTTAGAGGCTCAAGCGTGTGGGGTGCCTATCATTACGTCTAACTTTGCTGCGTCTGCGGAACTTGCGGGACCAGATAGTTACCTTGTTAATGGGCAACCTTTTTGGGACGCAGGGCAACACACTTGGTTTAATATTCCGTTGGTGTCTGGCATTGTGGACGCACTTGAGCAGGCGTATAAGCGTGGCAAGGGTGAGTTTAAAAACACTATTGATTTTGCTAAACAGTATGAGGCAGACAAAGTGTTTGACGAGGGTTGGAAACCATTGATTGAAAAACTTGCGAGTAAATGATACCGGTCTTAGGTTTTTTAACTTACTCACGTTTTGATTTGGCTCAAAGACTTTTAGACTCTATTGATTATCCTGTTGAGCATTTAGTGATTGTTGATAACAGTGGTAAGCGTGAGTTTAATCCTGTTAAACCTGAGTTGGTTAAAAACTTGTGGCTTATACAGGTGCCTCATGGATTGGGTTTTGGTAGTGGTTTAAACCTTATTGTTAAGTCAACACCTTTTGCGTCTTACTGGGTTTTACTTAATGACGATAGTGTGTTGGCACCGGGTGCATTGCAAAAGATTAGTGAGCGTGTTGATACTGACGCTATAAACTTTTTAAGCATTATGCCTAAGTGGAGTGGATTTGTTTTGGGTGAGGGTGCGGTGCTTAAGGCTGGTTTATTTGATGAGCGTTTTCACCCTATCTATTTTGAGGATAACGATTATGAGCGCAGGCTACTTGCTGCCGGTGTAAAG